AAGGAAATACCAGCTCGTATTGTTGCTCCAGAGAATATCACTGGAGATATAGCCGAACAATCACAAGATACCTGTCCTCATTGTGGAGGACCTGTTTATGATCGTATGCTAGCAGAAAAACAAGACGCCTGTTATTACAAAGTCAAGAGTCGATACAAAGTTTGGCCCAGTGCCTATGCCAGCGGAGCATTGGTGCAGTGTAGGAAACGGGGGGCCAAAAACTGGGGCAAGAGCAAGACAAATGAAGCTGCCCCATGGCTCGGGCAGGGAGATGAGCCGCTGCCCACCAAACTCTATCATGTCACACGCACACGAAACCGTTTGAGCATTCGCCAGAGAGGACTTGTTCCCAAAACCAAAGAGCACAAGAGAGTGTTCCGCAAGCCAGGTGTATTTGGCTTTGAAACATTTGAACAAGCTGAAGACTGGGCTTACTATTGGAGTCAAGATGATCGTGAGAGCATGGATATTTGGGAAATAGACGTTGAAGATACAAGTGATCTCACTCCAGACTCAGCATGGGATATTCAGCAAGATTACGATGCATGGGTAATCTACAAGCCAATTCCTGCAGCCAATGTGAGGCTGAAATTTACGCAACGCTGGCCAGAACCTCGGGGAAAGCCTTTTACAACGGTGAAAAAAATCCGCAACCTTGAAGAAGATCCTAATGAAACTGAATGACCTACTGAACAAGCCTACCAGTAGCGTAGCTGAGCTGGCTAAAAAATACAAAGTGTCGCCAGCTGTTGTGGACCAGCAGCTAGCACAAGGCATTAAAGTAGAAATGGAGCACACTAAGTTGCGCAGTGTGGCACGAGAAATAGCCTTGGACCATTTGGGTGAGGACCTCCATTACTATGAGAAGTTGAGCAAGATTGAAAAAATCAAAGTTCAAGAACATCAACTAGTTGAACTGTTTGACTTGAACAAGCCACCACAAGGAGTACAAGGTCCCAATCTAAGATTTTCGCAGGGAAGGGTAGCATATTACGGTTTTGCAGTTGACGATAAAAAATATTTTGTTGAGTTTCATAACTTTCCTGAGCAAGATGTAGAGATAGTTTTTGGTGATGAGCATGGTAACGTTGGATTGACGCACACAGGAAATGCCACCAAAGTTTTTTGGTCAGTTGCACAATGTCTAGTTGATTATTTGGAAAGGCATCCCAGTGTGCAAAAGATCTACTTCACATCGCATTCTGATGAGCCCAGTCGATTGAGACTGTACCACTCACTGAGTAACCGGTTGGCTCAACAGTTGGGATGGCATGCCAGCAGCAAAAAGGGTCGGAAAGATGTTGAATATTACGTTACCAAAGATCTATTGCGCTCACTTGATGAAAACTCACTCCTAGTAGAGCTGTTTGACTTGAGCAACGTGCCCGAAGGTGTGAGGCCTCCTGTATATGATTCTCAAGAAGGGGGTAATGACTACTATGTGTTTCGGGTTGATCAGAAAAGGTATACGTGTGTATTCGCTGACCTTGGAGATCAAACTTACGATTTCAAATTCCGAGACCCAGAGAAAAGAACAAGTATAACAGGTGCAGGAGATGCTGCCAAAGTATTTTGGGGTGTAGCTAAAACTATTGACATGTTTGTGAAATCACACAAGGTCAACATGCTCAAGTTCGGCGCTAGCGAGCCTAGCAGGCAAAAGCTTTACACTGTACTTAGTAAAAGGCTGGCAGAAACACTGGGTTGGAAAAGAGAAATAGTTAAACATCCTAGTGACCCTGCTACATACTTTAGGCTCCGCAACCCCAACTATCAATCTTAAATACAAACGTATTAATACCGGGTGGTTGGCATGAAGCTGCAAGATCTACTACAAGAAAACACCAGTTTCAATAACTGGACACGTTTTACTGACGCCAGTCTTGAAGCTGACTTTCAGGAATACAAACAAAAAGAACAGCGTAAATGGAAACAACGAGCTGAGTTGATACAAGCCCGCTGGCCCTTGTTTCAAGACATACAAGAGTTTCGACAAGCCTTGAGCTCAGCCCCTGTTGTAGATGTTGACAGCTTGAGATCAGTGCAAAACCTCACTAAAAATCGCAGTATTGCGGACATCAAAGACATGGTCAGCAGCTATGCATGGCCTCGAGATGTAGCTAGAATACAACAGGGTTACCAAGAAAACCACAAAATGCCTCTGCCCATTATTATAAAAGGGCAACAGGGCATGTGGATCATGGCAGGCAACACACGTCAAAGTGTGGCTAGAGTCCTGGGAATCACACCTCGCGCACTGTTAGTGGATGTAAGTGACAGGCCCTAGCTGGCAATAAATATCTCAGGACTTTTATAAATGAGACTGAAATGAAGTTGTGGGATTTTCTACAAGAAGTAAAAATAGACAACAAGCAGGGTATTGGGGAAGTTCCTGACAACAACAATGTTGATTATCTAGGATTGCGAGTGCTCATGCGCCCCAGTGTGTTTTTGGGACTTGCATCAACATTGTACCGAGAACAAGCTTCAAGCGTGGACTATATCAAACAACAGTTGGCCCAAGGACGGGGCATAGCCAGCCCTTGGTTGGTAATTGATATTCCTCAAGCTTGGGGGCAAAACAACCTTGATGCGCCAGCCCGAGTCGTCAGTCATGAAGGCCGCAACAGAATGTATGCAGTGCTGGAAACAGAGGGTGACGAGCCCATTGAGACCCATTTGTTTTTCTCAGGTGGGTTGCGCAACAGGCACATCAAGCCCAACTGGATTGAGAACATGAATAAGAGTTTGGTGCCACAACGCAGCAATCAGAGAGTTCCTGGGCCATTTTTCCAAACTTTGAATCAGCAGCCCAATACCTTATCTGAAGAAACCGCTGAGCAAAGAGCCACATATAGAGCTAGCTGGCGAGGTAGATTGGGTGAATATGATCCCAACTTCTTTGACGTGGAAGAAGACTCATTGGAAGATGAAAAAGGTCAAGTGATCGCAGTCAAAGACGTTCTACGTCCCAAGAGAAATTTGAATTCAAAATTGAGCTTTGAACCCAATCCTCAACTTGTGTATAGAGGCATGAGCAATGCTGAATTTGAAAACATCAAAAAAACAGGGGTAATCAAAAGCAAAGGTGATTACAATTTACAAGGACAAGAGGGCCTAACCTACTTTACCACTCGTCCCGAAACAGCTGACAGCTATGCTCACAGTTTTGCACCTTGGAGTCAAAAAGCCAACTGGGACAAACCAGCTTGGGTGATTGCTGTGCCCAAACCAGACCCATCCCAAATTGTTCATGTACCAGGCACTGGCTCTCACGAAGTTGGAGTAAAAGGTGTTATAAATGCTGATCAAATAAAAGAGATATACCGCGGAAAAGTTGTGGAGTACGATCCTGGTGTCCCCAACCAAGTAGCCCCCTCTGCATGGTTGCATTGGGAAAAAGTTCCTGTTAAAATAGTTGTTACAGAACGCAACGGTGCACCTGGCACCCTAAAAGCAAAAATAAGTAAACGATATGGTGGCAGTGTTACTTGTGCAAAAGCCAAAAAGTTAAAATCCCGTAAAACATCTACAGCCCTAGACAAACGACAAGCCAACTGGTTTCTCAACATGCAGGACTGCAATGAAAGCCAGGGGGTCCAACCTATAACTGAACTTGTGTCACTGCCTAAAACACCTGTTGAATGGAAACAACAACAGTTTAACTTTGGTAGGAGATATCTAACAGCCTTTGAGCTTGATAATCATCTTGTTGAAATACGTATGGATCAAGATCGCAGTCATTATGCTTTACAAAACGCCATGTTACTTGACCCTATACAAATAAATCCCCAAGCTCACGGCTACACTATTTTGTTTATGGTTGATGATGAAATAATAAAAACTGGACTACTTGGTCAAAAAAGTTCCACGCTGTTGGCACAAACTTTTGGTAGAATACTGCAATGGTTGAAAACGCACAAATGGGATTATATAATATTCACTGGAGCCCGAGGCAGCAGAAACAAACTATACGGCATGATTAGTCGACAGCTTGCTAGAGAGTTTGGAGCAAAACTGCATTTTGATTTTGACACCAGTGACTTTGTGGTTTACAAACCATCAACATTTGCACAAAAACTTGTGCGCGAAGCACTAACTTGGCAGTTACCCAGCAACAACTGGACTGTTCAATCAAAGTATGATCGCGATATCACATATAAGTTTGCTGTGGACGGTGAAAAATATTTCATGGAAATCGTGAACATTCCCGAACCCAACAACCGTGGCATTTATGACATTGAGTTTTTCCATGAAGAACATGGCATGGATATAACAGGATTAGGTGTCAGTCATGCAATGAAAGTTTTCAGTGCTGTCAAACAGCTGGCCCGTGACGCTCAAGGACGTTTAACTGACTTGCCGATCAATGCTTGGTTTTTCAGTGGTCGTGGAGCAAGCCGACAAAAACTTTATTTACGGTTGGCACAGCAACTAGCTGAAGAAATGGGTTGGAAGCTTACTACTACTCGGGCACTCATGCCCTTGCAGGGTGACAGCAACATGCAGGGCTATTTGATATACAGTCCCAAAATTGAAAATCGCATATTGAATCCCAAACTTAGGGACATACAAGAAGCCGAATCCGCAGGATCAGCACTGACAATATTTGATATTGATAGCACGCTTATGAAAACGTCTGCCGCTGTATATGTAGTCAACACTCAAGGTAAACGAGCCAAACTCACAGCTCAAGATTTCAATAGTTATCAACTGAAACCCGGAGAATATTTTGATTTTCAGGAGTTTGAAGACAGCGATTTGTTTCACGACACAAGTGAACCCATAGCACAAATATGGCGCACTGCACAAAACACCTTGGCCAATACCGGGCGCCGACCAGGAAGTCGAGTTGTAATAATCACCGCACGTGGACCATTCAACAACACAGAAAAGTTTTTGAAGACATTTGAAAAACACGGTTTGGACATGACCAAAGTGCGGGTGTTTACTGTGGGTGGTGCTAGAAACAAAAAACCACTTATCCGGCAGTTATTGCAACAACACAACTATACGGAAACACGTATCTTTGATGATCATCTAGGAAATCTGCGAGACTTTTTAAGTCTGCACCCGGAGTTTCCCCAGGTAACTTTTAAAGCTTTTGCAGTGGGCGCAGCAGGTAATGTTGGTCAACCTGTTGTCATACAAGGAACAACCGATGAGTAACTTGACAGTGTTAGGTGCCAACAGCCTATATGTGCGTGAACAAGGCGCCATGGCTTACAGCGATGATGGCGTTTTATACACCTCGACAACATACAGCTCTGATCCCGATCTTTATCACAGTTTAACTGGCGCTGTGAGTCGAGGCGGATTGATAATAGCAATAACCACTCGTGGAGATATTGCCGTGGGCACCAGTTTGCAAGACATGGGTCAAGGACCCAGCATTGGTGGCAATCAAGGATGGTTTCGTCCCACAAGCATCGCAACAGACAGCACAGACGTTTTGATTGCCGGTATGTATAAAAGCAACAGTCTTGTGGAAACTGGTACCATCTACACAAATCAAGAAAACGACAGTTTGTTATATGCAGACTCGGGAAATATTTTAATAACCGACACCGTAAGTCCCGCGGACATTGTGGCATTCACAGGCACACAAGCTGTTATCTATTACCCTTTGTATCAGTTTGCCAGCAACAGCATTGTTTACAACATACAACATTATGTCAACGCCCCAGTGAACACAGGCAGTGAAAATGTTTGGGTAGCAACAGGTAGAATCAACAACACAGGTGCTATTTGGTATAGCAACAACCAAACCACATGGAACACTGTGACTTTACCGTCACAATTTGCCCAACGCACAGTCTATACCAGCGCCATACGAGAAAACACTTGGTATTTTGGTGCCTGGGGCATCATACTCACAGCCAACAAGCTGGTTGGCCCTACTTGGGAAGCAAGTCAAGAACTTGTGGTTGCTCAAGCACAGCCTGATATACGATGGATCTCAGTGAATCCCGACAACAACATGTTGGCTGTAAGTTCCGGAGCAATTTTCTACAGTGCTGATGGAACCAGTTGGGCAGGCTATCAAAAATCAGGGTATAGCTTTCAGGGTGCAGCGTGGTTTCAAAATGCCTGGCGTGTGGGATCTAGCAGCTTGCTGGCCAGCCAGGTCTTTTCGTCAAGTAATGGCCAAGACTGGTCCGGCTCTAGTGTGGCTGTTAGTGCTAGAGATATTGTTGTGTTGCCTTGACAAATACAGCGTCATAGCACAAAGTTAGCACACACAAAGGAGATACAACATGTCACTGGGCGTAATGGACCCTGCAGATAAAGCACGGCTGACCAATCTTGTTAATGAAGGCGTGCAAGTAATGAGCGACGTTCAAGCACTTAAAGAAAGTTTGAAGGAAACTGTTGACACTGTCAGTGAAGAAATGGACATCAAAAAGAGTGTGCTGAATAAAGCCATTCGCATTGCTTGGAAAAACACACAAAATCGCAATGCCCTGGAAGACACACGTGAAGAACTTGATGAAGTTGAACAGGTTCTCATGAACGCTGGCCTTAAACTATAATCTAGAATCACAACGAGGTAGAGTATGACTTATATTGATGGATATGTTGATAGAGAAAAGAACATTGTCCACATCGTGGAACGCACAGCTCAAGGCGTGAGAAACTTTGTAACATATCCCACTCAATATGCTGTGTATTGGCCTCAGCCTCAAGGCAAATACACAAGTATTTTTGGTGATCGACTGGCAAAGTTCCAAACATCAAGACATCAAGAGTTTCAACGTGAACTGCGCATGCTCAGTCGCGAGACTCTCTTGGAGAGTGATATTGATCCCATATTTAGGTGTCTGTATCAAAACTATCGTCAAAGCCCCACTCCCCAGTTACATGTGGGGTTCTTTGACATTGAAACTGACTTTGATCCCGATCGTGGCTACAGCACACCTGAGGAAGCCTTTAATGAAATAACAGCAGTAAGTGTGTATCTTGCATGGATGCAACGATGCTTTACCTTGGTAGTTAAACCTCGCAGTTGGTCACAAGAGCAAGCACAAACTGTTGTTGAGCAGTTTCCTGACACCATGCTTTGCGATACTGAATCCGATCTATTGGATATTTTTCTACAGTTGATTGAAGATTGTGATATCATAAGCGGGTGGAACTCAACCACTTATGATATGCCCTACATCTATAAGCGAATTCTCTTAACTTTGGGAAAAGAACACACACGTAGATTGTGCTTGTGGAATCGACAACCCACCAAACGCGAGTTTGAAGCTTATGGGAAGCGACAAGTCACATACGAAATTGTGGGCCGAGTGCATCTTGACTATCTTGATTTGTATCGCAAGCACACTTATCAAGAACTCCACAGCTACAAATTGGACTTTGTGGGCGAGCATGACACTGGTGATCGCAAGGTGCCATATGAAGGCAGTTTGGACCAGCTTTATAATCGAGACTTTGGCAAGTTTATCGAATATAACCGACAAGACGTCATGCTGTTGGTCAAGATTGATCAAAAACGTCGGCTTATTGAACTTTGCAACAATCTAGCTCATGAAAACTGTGTGCTGTTGGCTACAACACGTGGCAGTGTCAAGCTTATTGACCAAGCAATTGTAAACGAAGCTTGGGACAACAACTTGATTGTTCCCAATCGTCCTCAACATGCAGATGATCGTGATGATGACGTAGTAGCTGAAGACGATGACGACGACGATTTTGAGCAACAGGACTTGGGTATTGTGGGTGCGTATGTTGCTGATCCCGTGCAGGGCATGCATGAATGGATTGGTGGCGTGGACATCAACAGTCTATATCCCAGCACTATTCGCGCGCTGAACATGAGTCCCGAGACGATTGTGGGTCACATTAGACCCGAGCAAACGCAAGCTTTGATTAAAAAGCGCATGACACAAGAAAAGAGAACATTTGCTGAATCTTGGCAAGGCATGTTTGGCACCTTGGAGTTTCAGGAAGTTCAAAAACGCAGTGATATTCCCTTGATTGTGGATTTCACTGAGGGTGGCAACTTGACAGTCACAGCTGGTGAGCTTGCACAACTGGTATATAATGGCAATCGTGGTTGGATTTTGAGTGCTAATGGAACTATTTTTGCCCAAAGCAAAACCGGAATTATTCCGCAGCTATTAGACAAATGGTATTCCGACAGGAAAAAACTTCAAGCCGAAATGAGAAAATATGCCAAAATGGCAGATGAAGAATCAGATATTTCTCAAAAAGATGAATATCAAAGGCTTACAGGATTTTATGACCAGCGCCAGTTGATCCAAAAAATCAAATTAAATAGCCTGTACGGGAGTTTGTCAAACGCCGGAAGTAGATTTTTTGATGAGCGAGTAGCGCAAAGTGTTACGCTAACTGGTCGCTGTATTGTTAAACACATGGGTAGCAAAATCAATGAGATAATAACTGGTGATTACAACCATAAAGGACCGGCGCTTATTTATTCTGATACCGACAGCCAATATTTCTCAGCGTATCCTGTAATGAAAGATCTTCCTGAGTTTCAAGACTTTGCTTGGACAAAAGAAGCCGTTGTGGATCTTTATGATAAAATTGCTGATGTAACCAATGCTAGCTTTCCAGAGTTTATGAATCAAGCATTCAACTGCCCGGAAAAGAATGGTGCTATTATCCGTGCAGGTCGTGAACTTTGTGCTGAGCGTGGTATTTTTATCAAGAAAAAACGCTATGCAGTTTTGATTTTTGACAAAGAAGGCAAGCGCAAAGACACAGATGGCAAACCCGGTGAAATTAAAGCCATGGGGCTGGACCTCAAGCGCAGTGATACGCCTCGTGTAGTTCAAGAGTTTCTCATGAGCGTGCTTACACAAGTGTTGACTGGCAAAAATCAACAACAAGTGATCGACAACATATTTGAGTTCCGAAAAGAGTTCTCTAGCTGGCCCGGCTGGATAAAAGGCACTCCAAAAAGAGTTAACAAACTCAGTCATTATCAACAAGCCAAAACTACAAATGAAACTTGGAGTTTGACTGATAAAACCAAAAAGACCAACTTGCCAGGGCATGTGCGAGCTAGTTTGAATTGGAACAAGCTGCTGAATCTGTATAACGATCATGGCAGTGTGAAAATTCAAGACGGCAGTAAAATCATTGTGTGTAAACTTCGCGATAATTCTTTGAACATGACCAGCATTGCCTATCCCATTGATCAAGATCATCTCCCTGACTGGTTCAAACAACTGCCGTGGGATCACGCCGAAATGGAAACTGCACTAATAGACAAGAAGATTAAAAATCTCTTGGGAGTTTTGGACTGGGATCTTGACAGCAGTCGTAAAAAATCATCGGCAGGCAGTTTGTTTTTCTAAAGCTGCTTGCTTTGCACACCTAGAACAGTTACTATATAATCCAACAAGGAAATATTCATGACACTGAAAGACATCTTTAAAGAAATCAACACATACGTAGCTAATACTGGTATGTTTGAAAAGATCAAGATCAATGTTGACAACAATATTGTCAGCGTGGAAGCTTTTGAGAAAGAGCGGGGTTTGGTAAAAGGCAAGTTCACCAAAGCAGTTACTGAAATCGCAGGAAGTTTTGGGCTTAAAAATCTCAACATGCTGAACATCATTACAAATGATCCCGAATACTTGGCTTCCGAAAGCACTATTACAGTTAATACTGAAAGTCGCGATGGGCAAACTTATCTTGCCAGTTTGACTTATGTGAACAAAAGTCAAACTGAGATTTACTATCGCTTTATGTCCTCGGACCTGCTGCCCAAAAATACTCAAGTTCGTGAGCCACAGTATGAAGTCACAGTGAATCCTGCACGCAGCAGCATTCAACAGTTTATTTGGGCAGGTAATGGTCTCAGCAGTGTGGAGCAATACTTTAATCCACAGATACGTGATCGCCAACTACGGTTTTGCATTGGTGAAGACGGCGCACAAACCAGCCGTGGCGGTGTGGTGTTTGCACAAAACATTGATGCCAAAATGCAATGTGATTTTCATTGGAAAGTCAGCGACATTCAAACTGTGCTCAAGCTAAATGATTCTGCTGATTGCGAAGTGGCTATTAGTGGAGCAGTGGGTGCTATTCAGATCAAGTTCCAAACTGGTCAAGCACAGTGGCAGTATGTGTTTCCCGGTAAAGTAAAATAAGCTAATCTCCGTGCAGTGCTAAATAACAAGCACTGCATTTTTCACATGAAACCCAGTTATAGAACTATTTTTGTTAGTGATTTGCATTTAGGCGCTGGTGAAAGCCAAGCCCAAGTCTTTGCAGATTTTTTAAAGAACCATGATTGCGACAATCTCTACATGGTTGGAGACATGATCGATGGTTGGAAGCTGCAAAGGCGCTGGTATTGGCCCCAAAGTCACAGCAATGCACTGCGTAAAGTTTTAACCAAAGCAAACAGAGGTTGTCGAGTAGTTTATATAACTGGGAACCATGATGAGTTTATAAGAAGCTTTTTACCAGATTTTGATAGTTTTGGTGCAATTGAAATCGTAAACCACACACTGTATCAAGATTTACAAGGCCGGCAATGGTTTGTCACACATGGTGACATGTTTGATGCTGTTACTCGTCACTGGAAGTGGATAAGCAAGGTGGGAGATAGACTTTACACCATGCTTTTGGAGCTCAACAGGATTTTGGCTTGGGCGAGACGATTTTTCGGCTTGGGATATTGGAGTCTCAGTCAATATGCCAAACAAAACACCAAACAAGCAGTTAGTTTTATAGCAAAGTTTGAAGAACACCTAGCACGTCACGCACACACTCAAAGTTGTCACGGAATTATATGCGGTCATATTCATACTCCGGCAATCAAAAAAATACAAGATGTAACATACATGAACACAGGTGATTTTTGTGAAACATGTAGTGCATTAGTGGAAACTCATGAAGGTGTTTGGCAGTTGCTTCAGCTACAATCAGATAATACATGGAAAGTCATCCAGCAGTTATGAAAATATGTATTGTAACAGACAGCTGGCAACAGATTAATGGTGTAAGCACTACTTTAAAAAACACAGTAAACTGTTTGATAACCATGGGACATGAAGTTTTAGTTATTGAACCCAGTGTGTTTAAAACTTGCAAGTTTAAGTTTTATCCCGACATTGATTTTTCCTGGAATATTTGGAAAGTAGGCAAATTAATTCAAGATTTCCAGCCTCATGCTATTCACATAGCAACAGAAGGACCCTTGGGTATTGCGGCTAGATGGTATTGCAAGGTTAACAAACGCCAAATACCACATAATACCAGTTATCATACCAACTTTCCGGAATATTTAAAGTTATCGTATGGCATCCCCTTGACTGTTAGCTATAAAGTACTGAAGTTATTTCACAAGTTCAGTTGCAGGGTTTTAGTTACTAACCATGATATGAAAACTCAACTGGATCAACGTGGGTTGAAAAATCTTGTAGTTTGGAGCCGAGGAGTAGATCTTTCCTTGTTTGCTCCTTACAGACGATCGCAACAAGTTCAAACAAATTTGGGACCTGGACCTCGGATTCTGTGTGTGAGTCGAGCAAGCAAAGAAAAAAATCTTGATGCGTTTTGTCAGTTGTCTGTGCCGGGAACAAAAATACTTGTGGGCGATGGACCTGAGTTAGCACGCTTGCAAACACAGTATCCTGATGTAAAATATTTGGGTTGGAAAACCGGCGCTGATTTGGCTGAACTATATGCCAATGCAGATGTTTTTGTGTTCCCTAGTGTTACTGATACATTTGGTGTTGTGATGTTGGAAAGCATAAGCACAGGCACTCCGGTAGTTGCTTATAATGCCATAGGTCCACGGGAAGTAATAGAACAAGGCATTAACGGCATCATAAGCCAAGATTTAGCACAAGCTATTCCACAGGCTTTGCTTTTGGATCGCCTCACGGTGAGACAAAGCAGTCTAAAATGGACGTGGAACAAATGCACAGAAGTTTTTTTGGAAAACTTAGTTGCAATAAAGACTTGAAAAACTACAACAAGTCACATACAATAAAAATATAGTTTTAGTATAAAGGCAAAAAAATGACAGATTGGGTCTGGGTAACATTTCAACGGGAAGGTATTCACAAATATCCCGCAGCACTTACCGATCCAGCCCTGGAGTCAGTGCGATTCCTAGGCTTTGAACATCGTCACATGTTTCATTTCCGAGTATGGATTGAAGTACATCACGACGATCGTGATCGAGAGTTTATCATGGAAAAGCGTTGGATGGAAGGTCTATATGGATCTGGTACACTGCAACTGGATTATCAAAGCTGTGAAATGATAGCCCGTGGACTGGCTGCACAGTTGCAACAGCGTTATGCCGGTGAACATCGCAAGCTTATGATTGAAGTAAGCGAAGATGGTGAAAACGGCTGCTTGATGGAGTTTACAGCCGAATGACTGTAAACATTTGGATTTTCAGCTTAGAGCCTTTAGACAATCGTTACACTGCACAGTGGCATCATTGGGTGCCACGAACATTGACAGACATGGTTGGTCAGCAACAGCTGGATGTTCGTGTTCACCAAGTTGACGGCAAGCAAAACACTACAAAAACCACAGCTGGTGGCTTTTTAAACTTCGTAGATACCAACTTTTGGAAAAGCAGTCAGCTATGTGCTTTTTTGGACTTGCACAATCAAGGTCAAACAACACCTCATGATGTGTTTTTGTTCACCGATGCTTGGAATCCTGTGATTTTGCAACTGAGATACATAAGTGATCTCATGGGATACAACTGGCGCATGCACGGGTATTGGCATGCGGGGGCATACGACCCCACGGATATTTTGGGTGTTAAAATGAACAAGCCTTGGCCTTGGCATTTGGAACGTAGTTTATACTATGCCTGTGACAAGAACTGGTTTGCTACTGATTTTCACAGGCGCATGTTCTTAAACAATCTGGGAATCATGGCTAGAGATGAACATCGCAGCGGACTAAGCGGACAGCCTCATGATGCTATTATAGCTGCCATGAACAACCTGCCCGAGGTTGCCAACAAGGCTGGAGTTATTTGGCCGCATCGCTACAACAGTGACAAACAGCCCGAGATTGCAGAAAGTCTTGCCAGTAACATGACAGTGCCCTGGTTGCTGACACAAAAGCTCAACCTGGACAAACAGGAATATTATCAAGTGTTAACACAACACCAAGTTTTGTTTTCCTGTAGCTTGCATGAAAATCTTGGCATCAGTGTCATGGAAGGTGTTCTGTGCGATGTGATTCCAGTGTTACCACAGCGGTGCAGTTATCAGGAAATGTACTTGCCGGAGTTTCTCTATCCTGCCAAATGGACTGCAAACTGGGATCAGTTTTTGGCTCATCGCGAACAGCTAGAGGATTTTATCATGCATCGAATAAACAATCGGGAAAGATATCAATCAGCTATGAACAAGCAAAAGCAACTGCTGAAAGATCGATATCTGCAAGCAAGCACCATGTATAATAGTTTGCTGCAAGATATTGTCACCACAGCCAAGATATAGTAAACTCAATCATGATACCTACCACATTTCACCTAGCAAACGACGTAAATCCTCAGGCTAGAGATTTTGCTGTGAGGCAAAAAGACTATGCTGTGTTTTTGCCCAGCATTTCAGCTATCTATGTTCGTCAGGCCAGCGACTCCAACAGTCGCGTGCCACAAGCACTGCCCGGAGGACTGACAGATCTTGATTTTTTAAATCCCAAGACAAACTTGTTTTACTATCCCGCTGCCCTTTACAGCAGTGGGCATAGTGTATGGGACATAAATCAAAGCAATCAGCAAGAAAGCATGGTTCAGCAGCGAGATCGTTCCCGTACTGTAATTGTTGGTGACAGCGGTGGCTATCAAATCGCAACTGGCGTGTTAAAGTGGCCCTGGCAGAAAAAGGCACAGTGGACTGACAGCGATTGGACTAGAGAAAAAGACAAGATCCGCTTGCAAATTCTTCGTTGGCTGGAGCACACCACTGACTACAGCATGGTGCTGGATGTGCCTACTGGCAGCTTGCTGAAGTTTGGTTACGATGAGTTTACTGGAGAGAATCTTCATCCCGGTGTAAAAAACTTTCGTGACTGTTTGACAAGCAGCTTGGAAAATCACGAGTTTTTCATAAAAAACCGTCGTGAAGGTGCAACCAAGTTCATGAACGTGTTGCAAGGACGTAATCAAGCGGAAGGTGACATTTGGTGGGATGCTGTTAAAGATCTGCCTTTTGAAACTTGGGCATTTTCCAATGTGCAAGCCAGCAACTTTGCCATCAATCTTAGACGTATTATTATCATGCGAGATCAAGGTTATCTTGAAGGGCGTGATTGGATACACTATCTAGGTAATGGAAAAATCAAAGCTGGTTGTGCGTTAACCACACTGCAACGTTGCATGCGCAAGTTGATTAACCCCAACGTGACATTGAGTTATGATGCAGCCAGTCCCTTTGTCATGGTAGCAAAAGGGCATCTGTATCACAGTTGGGTGTGCGATGATCGTGCCATGGCATTTAAAAGTGGAGCTATGCCTGATGACAAACATCTAAAAGGCAGCAATCAGTTACTGGAAGCTTGGATAAAAAACCTCAATAAAAAATGGCCTCATAAACCCACTAGCATATCTCAAAAGCTGCCTGTTGGTGATATTTGTGTAAAAGGTTATCAAGATCTCCAATACAAAAAAACAGCATTTACACCCAGTGAACTACAGCAGGACAAATACCTGTCAAGCTGGGAAGGCCGTAACGGTGAAAAGCACTGGTATAGTGCAGCTTATCGAGAATATCTTGACAATCAAAATCGCGGCCTTTGGCATGACGATGTTGAACGTGAATGGCCCGAGCATGAAAAATATCAAGTAAAATGGCCCAGCAGTTTGGATGGCATGAGTTATGTATTGGGCATGCATCACAATGTCGAGATGCATTTGGATGCTATTATATCAGCATGTCATGACCAAGATCTTCCCCTAAGTCAAGCAACACAGTTGGTAACTCCTGATCTACTAGAGTTTGCTCATGGCTTGTGTGAAGAAATTCTAACAAGTGAACGTCCCATGGACATAATCAATAAACATGCCAAAATGTTGGGTAGAATTACCGGCATGGATGCTGACAACAAAATACATTTGGACCTCAAGGACATATAATGAACATTCAAGAAAAGGCACTTAGTGCCGAAAAGTTTTTTGATGATTATCGACAAGCTCGTGACCAGCGCATGATGTTGCAGCGTGAGATGGAATCCTTTCAAGCAAAGATACAACAAAGTTACCAGGACATTACGCGCATGGAGCATATAATCCAGCAATACATTAGCACAGGTCGAGATATAATGACTTGTATTTTGGAATACGACGAGCAAAAAGCCCCTTCACTATCTAATGGGTTGGGATACGGTTATGTCACAACAACGGCTGACATAGGCATGGGCACAATTGATCTAAAAGGATACGACAAGATACCAGGTAGGATATTTAGATAGTTGATATTTACAAAAACATATGCTAACATATGCTACTGACCAAGAAGGATAAGCAAAGTGCGTAAAAGTCAAGAAATTCGTCAGCGTTTGATTGATCAAGGGCGTAGCTTCAACTGCAATGACAACATAAGCGATTTAATTCAACATGGTGAAATGGATCAGATTATGCAAGAAGTCACTGATAGTTTTCAGCAAGTTCTAGATAGTTTGGTTATTGACACTGAAAATGATCACAACACACAGGAAACTGCACGTCGTGTTGCCAAAATGTTTTGTACGGAAGTATTTGCCGGGCGTTATCAAGAAAAGCCTCGTGTAACTGCATTTCCCAATGTTACAAGTTATGATCAGCTTTATGTAACTGGCCCTATTACTATTCGCAGCACATGCGCCCATCATTTCCAAAACATTCATGGCAAGTGTTATATTGGCGTGTTTCCTGGTAAAAACGTCATTGGTCTCAGTAAGTTCAATCGTCTAGTTGACTGGCTGGCTAGCAGGCCCACTATCCAAGAAGAACTAACTGTGCAAATAGCTGACTTGATTGAACAGGAAACTCAAGCTGATGGTATCGCAGTCATGGTTCAAGCTGAACATCATTGCATGACCATGCGAGGAGTCAAGGAACATGAATCGGCAATGACAACAAGTATTATGAGAGGATGTTTTAGAGAAGATCCTCATCTCAAACAAGAATTTTTTAATGTGGTCAGTAAGATGCCCTAAAGGCCAAGTGAAAAACTTGTAAATACCACAAGTGGACTATGACTGTATTCAACCCACTCTAAACATTCTGCGCAGTCATCAAACTCGCTCACAATAAAAGGGACAAGAGATGGCAAAATTTATATCAACTAAAACTTACAGGCAAATTGGTCCAGTAGCATATCGACAATGGCGGGCTGATAGTCACTGCAAGCTCCTCCATGGGTACTCACTGAGTTTCCATTTTGAATTTGAATGCGATACGTTAGATGCACGAAACTGGTGCATGGATTTCGGCGGGCTACGTCCATTAAAAGCTTTACTGGAGGAATGGTTCGATCATACGCTACTTTTGGCTACAGATGATCCTCAATATGCAGAAATTAAAAAACTAGGCGAACTTGGTCTTGCAAAAATAACTGAAGTTGGGCGCACTGGTTGTGAAGGAATAGCTGATTTCCTTTACAAGTATGTAAATGGTGTATTTCTGCCTAACTATGGTGTAGAAGAAGCAAAAAGAGTTTGGTGCAGTATGGTTCAAGTTCGTGAGACTGATGCTAATATGGCCATGAGAGTGGGCCATCGAAACGATAACGAAGATCTTTTTTGAAGGTTGGGAATAATGAAAACTTATCAAGCTCAAGTTATTGACCAAGACGGCAATCTTGCCTTGGTTTTCAGTTTGGAAATGATGCAAGAACTGGGTTGGAATCCTGGTGATGAGATTCAGTGGGAAATAACCGACACTCAAGTTATTGTGAAAAAAGTTCATGAGCACAACAACCCTGACAACTAACGGCAGTAATACTGCCGTTACTTTAAACAACACCTTGCTATCTACTGTTAACTGTGTTCAAAACTGGAAATACACATATAATATTTCCTATTCTGCCCCTAAAAATATTTTAGAGATAAACGATGCTCAAGGGCAGCCGATATTAAAGATAGATAACACAGGTTCGGTGTCATGGCAAGGCAGTGCCAATCAATCTGCTCGCAGATTTGTAAACATGATTCAACATCAGATTGATAGTCAAGTAGTTGGCCCAGCAGCACTGCAACGCAGTTACCTGCTGGGCATGGAAAAATGTTTGCAAATGTCACAACAGCTTGATCATGAACTTTTTTGTGCTAAGTTAAAAACAGAAATACAATCACGAAGGCAAAAAGTCATGCTGCAAGAAATGTCTGGCAAATAGACTTGTGATTAAATGTGACTTTTATAATATACTAGTATTAACAACAACAGTGAGGCACTATGTTTGGACGTAATTCTATTGTCGGCGAAAAATATTTCAAAGATGCAGAAAACAAGATTAGTTTTTAGATCTCATAAATAAGCGTGGTCCGCGAGATGTGGAAGTCTCTCCGACCACTCTAAACGCTTATGGGAGCATTCAGCATGGTTATTTACAATCAATATCCGTCAGGATATTATGTGTACGCTTATATTCGCAATAAAACTACTAAAAATGGTCATGTAGGAAGTCCATATTATATTGGCAAAGGCAAAGGAGGTAGAGCGTGGAGACCCCATTTGCGGCAAAACGGACAAGATTTGTGTCCAAAAGATCCTCAGCATATAATCATTATGGCGTCTAACCTATCGGAGGTCGGTGCAGTTGCATTTGAAAGACGATATATTTCCTGGTATGGACGAATAGATAAAAAGACAGGAATCTTAAGAAACCTTACAGATGGTGGCGATGGAATTGGAGGGTTTGTGCAATCCACTGCTTCTAACCAAAAGAGGAGGTTAACTCAATTAGGAATATCTAAACCAAAAATGATTGGTAAAGTAGTTGTATTTGATCAAAAAGATCAAATATCAAAACAAGTTGATTTAGTAGAATATAATAACAATCCAAGTCGGTATATCACCAATACAAAAGGCAAAGTTCTTGCATATGATACTTTGGAAAAAATAAATGTGCTGATTGATAAAAATGTGTTTGACGGATTACGGTATGTAGGGCAAACAAAAAATCTTACAACTGTATTTGATACAATAACTCAAAAATATGTTCAAATCAATCGTAATCTTGCTAAAGAAAGCAGGTATCAAGGGCCATGCACTGGTAAGATAAATGTTATTAACAAAATAACAGGGGCTAGAACACAGATATTAAAATCTGATTTTGATACAGCAACGCATATTAGCTTAGGAAATAAAAAGTATTACTTCAAAGCATTGAATATCAAAAAGAATAAAATCAAAAATATACACATTTATGAATGGGATATTTTGGATCATACTCATTACAACGTCATTGACGTTGACAAACTCCATACTTTAATACAAACTTACTTAACAGTCCATGGAGATGATGATGTTCGGAAAAAATGAAATTATTGGAGAGAAATATTTCAAGGATGCTGTAGACAAAATATTTGTTACTAGCGTATTTGGTGTGACACTGCAAGGCGAAGGCCCGTATCGCGGTGAGCCAGCACTGTTTGTTCGCCTAGCTAAATGCAATCTTTCTTGTTCGTTTTGCGATACCTTCTTTGATGATGGCGATTGGATGACTGTATCTGATCTAGACACCAAGATCAACAAAACCATCTCGGACTATTTCCGTGGTGATGTGCCATTGTGGGCTGACACTGTTTATGGTGGTCCAGGTAGCGATCCTGTCAAAAAGCGCGAAATGGTGCTGGTGCTTACTGGTGGCGAACCCATGCTGCAAAAGAACATTGTGCCTTTCCTGGAAGCTATGAACCGGCAGTTTGCCAAGACGCAGATTGAAAGCAATGGTACTGTTGTTCAAAACATTCCCTCAGAAACTACACTAGTGGTAAGCCCCAAATGCAGTGAGAAGAATGGACAAGCTGTTAAGTATCTTGAGCCTCGAGCCGAAATGCTTGCACGAGCTGATTGTTTGAAGTTTGTGATGAGTGCTGATGCGGACAGCCCCTACAACAGTGTGCCAGACTGGGCACTGGCATGGCGTGCGCGAACTGGCAAGCCGGTGTTTGTGAGTCCCATGAACATCTACAACGAGCTGCCTCAAAAATCCAAACAACTGCGAGCTGAGAAGAATCAAATCTCCATTGAAGAGCGCAGCACTGTTGACGAGGTCATCAGCTTTTGGCAGGAAGGCTTGCTGAACATGAAGGCCAATCAAACCAATCACGAGTATGCTGGCCGTTACTGTGCCACACATGGATTGATTTTAAATTTGCAAATCCATCTCTTTGCTTCATTGGCCTGAGATACATAAGGATCAAAAATGAACAAACCTTTAATACCATTTGGCTGGATGCCAGGGCATTGGGGCTTGCGTGGAATGACACGTGAGATTGCTCAAGCAGAATATGAACTTCAAGGCACCGCCTTGGAAAAAAAGCTGTTGGAAATTCGCCTAAGAGATAATCCCAAGTTAATGAAGCGTGGGCGGCTGGATTTACAGCTCAAGCATCAAGAAATCAGCAAGTATGATTATGACATTGCCTGTGCTGAACTTGAGTTTCAAGACAGTGAACTGACTATCAAAAAGTTGGATATTGATCTTGAACATGGCAAAATCACCAGTCCGCTTTTTGAAAGAAAAAAAGCCGATGCTCTAGGGCAACCTTGGGTTAGCATGCCGGTAATCAGTTGGGTGCCAGAAAACGCAGCACGCACTTATTTTGAGCTGGACTACAACGAACATTTTATAAAGTATTTGCAAGACAATGGGTATAGTGGCTCGGAAGATGAAATACTCAATCGGTGGCTGAATGATGTATGCACAGCAGTTGCTAGTGAATCATTAGGTTTAGGACCGGACTTTGTTTCCAATGGTGCTTGATTAGCATTCAAGGCTGCAATAGTATTGTGCATGCACACTATTACCAAACAAGTAAGTGACTTTTACAACAAATGGCCTTTTCCACAAGTAACAGACAAGTGGTTGCGCGAGCTGGAAAATATACAAGCGTGTTCACAGCCTAAATATAAGAATGCCCTAAGTGTAGGCTGTGGCACACTTCAACCGGCAGGCTTAATGAAAGAAAATTTAGCGGAAAACTATACATTTGTTGATATATCAGCAGCCAGTTTAGAAATAGCCAAAACTTTGGTGACGCAACCAGCTGTTTGGATATGTGATGATATTTTGTCAGCTAGTTTAATGGAAAAATACGATGTAATAATGTTTACAAATGTTTTACATCACTTACCAAATCCTGAAAAAGTGTTAGTCAAGCTACGTTCAGTTGCAAGCAATGATTGTACGCTAATGATTTCAGTTTACAACGCTGAAAGCTGGTTGAGACAAAGTATAGAACCAATTATTGACTATACTAAACATTGTTTTGATTCACATCATGATGTGCTTGGTTATCTTAAAAGCTTTCCCCAAGACACCGCAGTGGGGACGTGGATGAGTTTGTATGAAAAAACCCCTGATCAAATACTTGATACATGGATGCATCCGTTTCATAAGTTGATTGATAACATTGAACTGGATTTCATGCTACATGAAGCCGGTTGGCAACCATGCGCTCATGGGTTTTGCTCCGTGGGGACTCATAGGCATATCCATGCCCGGCCTATTTTGGAAACCACTTGACAATAAAAATGTATGTGCTATAACACATCTATATTCAGGAGTATGACGGTGACAAAACAAACATATGTGCTAATCGACACGCAGAATTTGTTTTTACGTGTAAGGCATGGCACTCGTGCCCCGGACGCCGATACCCAGTTCAATCTCGCACTGCATATTGTTTTCAACAGCATTAAAAAAGTTTGGCAACAGTTTGATGCCAGTCATTTGATCTTTTGTCTGGAAGGTCGCTCCTGGCGCAAAGATATCTATCCAGTATATAAGGCCAATCGCAAGGTAGCAGCAGCAGCCAAATCTCCTGTAGAGCAAGCCGAGGACACTGCGTTCTTCCAAGTCATGGAAGAGTTTACAACATGGCTTCGCGAGCACACAAATGTCACACTGCTAAGGCATCCACATGCTGAAGCTGATGACATGATTGCTCGTTGGGTGCATCTGCATCCCCATGACATGCATATTATCATCAGCAGTGATGGTGACTTTCAGCAGCTGGTGGCAGAACACTGTTGGATTTACAACGGTATTGCTGGACTGCTTTATACCCATACTGGCATTTATGATCGTGATGGCAAAATTGCCAAAAACAATCGTGGTGAAGAACTGGCAGTGCCTGATCCCGAATGGCTGCTTTTTGAAAAATGCATGCGGGGTGATGATGGTGACAATGTCATGAGTGCATATCCCGGCGTCCGCAAAAAGAAGCTCCTGGAAGCTTATGGTGATAGACACAATCGTGGTTACACATGGAACAATCTCATGTTGAGTAAATGGGTTGATCACAACGATCAAGAACATCGAGTTCGCGATGATTACGAGCGCAATCGACTGCTGATTGATCTAGATGCTCAGCCACAGGATCTCAAGGAAAAATGGGACGAAACTATTCGCACAAGCATTATTCAACAGCCGCGAACACAAGTGGGCATCAAGCTCATGAGGTTTTGCAACACACATGGGCTAGTCAGGGTGGAAAAGTATCATCAGGAATATGCCCCGTGCTTTAGCAGCCTATATACAGGAAACTTGATTAAAGACCTTGCATGTAGTGAATAGCTATCATGTTGGTTCAGGTTTCCAAAAGTCTTGGTCTATATGCCTGGCGTGTGGAAGTTGATGAATCAGCGAGCTGGGAGTTCCATGAAAAATGGAAGCAATGGTTAGCTGAGTATTTTTCCACCAGCGAGTATTTTGTAGCGGCGATCAATGTGGTTTATTTTAAAACTCGAGAAAATGCCATGTTTTTTTCTTTGACTTGGAACTAATGAGCAAGCCCTGGAATCTCACGCCACCGTGGCCCCACAACTGCGCTTTGCCTGACAGCGAGCGCTTGGTGCGGTATAATCTGGCTCCCCAAATACGCGACTGGTGTGAAACGCAAACACAAGGTCAGTATTGGTGGGAGCCAGGCAGTCCGAACATTTACTTTGAGTTCCCTCAAGATTGCATGATGTTTCAAATGCGCTGGCGTTGACACATGCTGCGTGATACGCTAAGTTAGTGATATGAAAAACAAGCTGGTATTACATCCCCTAACTGACAACAGTTGGCTGGCATGGCAGGGTGACACACGGCGGGCCTTGGTCGTGCAAACGGCTGATCATCTACTATGGGTCACCTTGCAGGGTTCACAACAGTTTCCCGATCAGCAACAACTGGAAACTCACTTGGGTGTGGAACTCTTGGTTGCAGAAGTAGAAGAAATTGTGGAGCCAGATCAAACTCAACAGCAAGTTCAAGGCTTGCCGGTCAAGCACTGGCCAGTGTTCAACACAGTTACAGAACCTGTCGTTACATATACTAAATCCACTACCAGTGCTGTGCAATATGCAGCAGGATATTGGGCTTTTTTGTTTGCAGCAGGTTGGACAGGCAGTTGGTGCCCCAAGATACAAACACTTGCTGATTACCAACACATTGGACCTTTTTCCAGCAAGCTGGAAATGCAAACAGCCATAAACACCAAAAACCGAGAGTAGCACATGGACATTCAACCTATTCGAGATTTCCAAAACAGCTATAAAGCCGCTCGTGATAGCAACAGTCGTGAAATCCGACTCAGTGTAAATCAAGCACAACGCCTACACGACAGCATCAGTGAGGTTCTAGCGGAAACAGTCAAGTTGCAGAACGATACCATTCTGCTGCAAAGTCAGCTGACTGATGCATTGAAAAATCCCAAAATGGATTGGAATGGAGGTAAGTTTTGAACCTTGTTTATCGCAAATGTGATAACAGCTTGATTTCTGACATGTTGCCGGGATTCTTGCATTTAGATCGCGGCAGTTGGGTAGCAGGCGGCGCTGCCAGATGCTTGTGGTTCTCCCAGGAATCACGTCTCATGAGCACAGCTAGTGATGGCTACAAGCAAGACATAGATGTGTTTTGTAAAACCCTTGAACAGCAACAGGAGATCAAGGCATATGTGCAAAATCGGTATTTGTCATCAAAAAAACATTTTTACCTAGACGATCCCCAAATAGATTTTTTGAAATCTCCTGATGTTTATACCTCCCATAATGCTACTACATTTAGGAACTGTAGGAAAACTCCCAATGAGTTTTACAGCTTGCAAATAATTAAACGCTGTCAGGAATCTCTTACTGAGCTTCTCGATAGTTTTGATTTTTACAACTGTCAGTTTGCCACAAATGGAATTTGGATGGTAGCCAGCAAGGCAGCTATTGCCAGTTGGGAAAACAACACCATCATGGTAAACGAGCAATATCAGGGTGAAATAAAAATTGCCCGTATTTTAAAGTATTGCATTTATGGTTTAAATCCCACACGTGAGTTATGGCAAGATATCTTGAACAAAAGTCTAGCAACACGCACATCTGGATGGAATTATGACTACGCAGCTTGACCAAGCTCGCATGCAAAGCTTGCTATGCGATTATGTAATATGCGTGCCCCGAGATAATGTTGCTTGTTTTGCAGGAGTAGCATTGCCCTACCAGGATTTGGGAATATTCCTGATTTGGGTGATATCCGGTGCAAAAGTTTATCAACAAGCCTATCTGCAACAAAATCGACATGAACTTTTAGCAGAACTTAATCCACAATGGGAAAACATCCGGGGTAGCGATTTGGTTTGGAAAATCTATAAAACCATGGGTCAGAAAGTTCAAGCCATGAACGATCAACAGGTCTTAAATTTGTGCAACATGTTGTGGCCCGATGACCAACAACTTGCCTAATCTCCCCCTGCACTGGGAATCAAAATTAGATTTTGTTCAGTGGTTAATGACTGAAAAGTCACTTGGCGAAGTTGCACATTTTCCATTGGATCATCGTCAAGCTCAGAATTTCCTGTTTGCTAATACACGTGAAGAAAAATGGCAACTAACGGCCGGCGGAACAGTGTGGATGGAGAGAAAATTTGCAAGTTGGAAGCTACAGTTTCCTCATGATTTATCAACCAATAACGTGCTACGCCTTGTAAAATGTTTCCCCAGCCAACCTTTTTATCTCACATGGGCGCGGAGTCAGCTTACAAGTGTTGATGTTTTTGATCCTCGTATCAACATGGAATGGCAACTGATGGATTATGATATCCATAAATGGTTGGATTTCCGAAAAACCAGTTGACGTGCCTAAATCTTCATGCTATACAGAGTATATTATCAACAAGCAAGGACAGAGATACTACAATGGCTCGAGCAGCTACACGTAACAATCAAATGATTGAAACTATTTCCATTACCCCCAACCGACTGCAACATGCAATCCGTCATTGCATTTCACGTCGTCGTCCATTAATGGTATGGGGTCCACCAGGTATTGGCAAAAGCGACATTGTGGCGTATGTTGCTCGTGAACTTGGTCGTCCACTTATTGATATTCGGCTACCACTGCTTGAGCCCACAGACATGCGTGGTATCCCCTATCTAGCAGAAGTCAAAGTTTACAACGAGCAAGGCGAACTGCTGCGCGATGAACTGGGTGTGCCAGTAACAGATCGTGAGTTCCGCTGGAGCCCTCCCAGCGATCTACCCACCGACAAGCTGAGCAATGCTCTGGTATTTTTTGATGAAATCTCTGCTGCCCCGCCCAGCGTGCAGGCTGCAACATATCAGATCATTCTCAACCGTCGTATTGGCAGCTATCAGCTTCCCGACAACGTGGTAATGGTAGCAGCTGGCAATCGTGTGCGTGACAAAGGTGTTGCCTACAACATGCCCACTCCGCTGGCCAATCGTTTCAGCCACGTAACACTGGAACCCAACATTGATGACTGGAAGGACTGGGCCATCCGTAACAAGATCCATCGCGATGTTGTGGGTTATCTTAGCTTTCAGCCTCAAGATCTCATGAACTTCAACCCCAGCAACGACAGCTATGCGTTTGCTACACCGCGTACTTGGTACTTTGTAAGCGATCTACTGCAAGAGCCCGACGGTCGTGATGCACAACTGGATGGTGAAACACTGAGTGATCTAGTGCGTGGAACTGTGGGTGATGCTGCTGGCACCAAGTTTCTCAGCTATCGACGCAGTGCAAGCACACTTCCCAATGCGCGAGACATTCTCGATGGTAAAGTCAAGTCGCTCAAGAACATCAGCCCAGATGTCATGCACGCTTTGGTGATTGCACTGTGTTACGAGCTGTTTGCCAGCAACGCTCGGGCTCGTGCAGCAGTAGCAAATGGTGGAAAAGATGCACTGAAAACTTGGCATACAAATGATGTTGACACTTTTTTCCGCTTCATGATGGACAACCTTCCTCCGGAAATGTGTGTGTTTGGCGGCAAGACACTGCTGAATAACGAAAATGGCATCCAAGTGCATGGCATGATGTTGAAAACTTGGGCAGAGTTTACTGATCGATTCCTGGAACTAATGCCCAGCCGCAACTGACAAAAAAAGGGCGCCTAGTGCGCCCTTTTTTACCTATTGACAAATGTCAGTTATGTTTTATCATTTAGCTTGAAATCGTGAGGATGTCATGGACGACACAGAGAAGAAAATTACCAAAGCCAAAATCAAACTGTTTTTTGAACATCCGTTTTTTGGCAATCTAACCATGGGCATGAAACTGCTGGACAGCACTGACAGTGGTTGGTGTCCCACAGCAGCAACTGATGGGCGCAACATCTACTACAATCGTAACTTTTTTCAAAATCTAAATCCCAACGAAGTGATTTTCGTTCTTTGTCATGAGATTCTGCATGTGGCATTTGATCATCTTGGTCGCCGCAATCATCGCGATCCGGGATATTGGAACATGGCAAATGATTATGTTATCAATGCCATGCTCATGAAGGAAAAAATTGGCACAATGCCCACCAAGCCAGTAGAGGATCCTGCTGCCAAAGCTCGTGGTGAAACCCATCAGCGTGTGGGGCTTTATGATGCTCGTTATGATGGTTGGTATAGCGAAAAGATCTATGAAGATCTACAAAAGCGCAAAGTGGAAAAAAAGCTAACTCTGGATGTGCATCTTGAGCTTGGTGATGATGCCAAAAACGGACAGGGAAAAGACCAGCCAGGCACATCAGGTCCCGGCGTGGAAATCAGTGCAGAAGACCTGCGCAAGATTCGAGAAGAAATGCGTGGGCGAGTGATCACCGCAGCACAAAGCGCTCAAGCAGCTGGCAAACTGCCTGCAAGCATTGCTCGTTTGGTGAACGAACTAACTGAGCCTGTGATTAACTGGCGTGAACTTCTAGCGCAAAATATTCAAAGCTGTCTAACTGACGATTTCACTTTCCAACGTCCCAATCGCCGGCACATGTATAGCGGGGTATTTCTACCCTCTCTCAAGAAAGATGAAACTGTTGATGTAACAGTGGCTATCGACATGAGTGGCAGTATCAGTGACAAAATGGCACAAGAGTTTCTCAGTGAAGTTTGGGGTATTGCCAACAGTTATGCTGATTTCCGTATCAGTGTTCTGTGTTTTGATACACAGGTTTACAATTTCCAAGTGTTTACTCCTGATACTGTTGATGATCTCTTGTCCTATGAGTGCAAGGGCGGCGGAGGAACAGATTTCATGGCATTTTGGAACTATTGGCGTGAAAACGACATTGAGCCCAAAAAAGCTGTGATTTTCACAGACGGCTATCCTGGGGGTGAATGGGGTCCTAGCAACTACGCTGATACACTTTGGATTATCACCGAGGGTAGGCATACCAAGATTGTCCCCCCGTTTGGGGAATACGCTTATTTTGAAGCACAACAAGGTGTTGTGGAAGTCGGCACCGTATAACGAGGAATAACATGTCAGCAGAATTTAATCATCAACTACAAGAACTCACTGTGCGCCTGTGCAGTGTGATTGCCGAAAAGCTTGCTTATGTAAGCCAAAATCTCGAGGGCGCGGAACGACTGCGGGTAACTCGCATGATTGAAGATGACTTGCCCACTGTGGTAAGCAATACAATTGCAAAAACTCTCAGTCTCCACAGCGCCAAAGGTGTGGAATGGCTGGAACAGAATCTTGACAGCATGGCAGAAACTTATTGTAGGAAGTTCATGGGACGGGATTAGTTTTATGACATCATGCCCCTGGCAAAATGTTGTGTTCCGACCTTACGATGGTCTTTTGGAATCTGATCAACAGCTGGAGCATAAATCATACGATATCCCTGCTAGGCGGTTTTACATGATGACCCCTCGGGGACACGAAGGGCCAGTTTGGCAAGGCATGGAAGACAAGATTGCTCCTATTGCCGAAGTTTTAGCCATATTTGAATCAGGTAGTCCGGAAGACTGGGAACATCATTTATCTCATGCATATAGTCTATACATGAGTAATAGCAAGTCCCACAAGGCTAGTTGGGTTCGAGATGTTGATCATGAGAATGTGGAAGTTTACAAGGCCTATAAAAACTGGCGCATGCTGAAAGCCATGTATCGACGTTAGTTAATACCTATGCAAAAATGTATAGCTGGTTTGTTCTAGCTATACATTTCTTGCATACCTAGCTCGTTTCATCAGCGTTTGATATCCTAGAAACATGTGTTAAATATGTTTTGTGTGCAGTGCAGCATAAAAAAAAGGAACTAAAGATGATTGCAATTCTACGAGACTATCTTTCACTTATCTCTGTTAAAGACAAAATCAACAACCAGCTTACTGGAAATCGCGACGTGCATGAATACTTCCGTGCGGAATACAAGCGCAATCCTGCTGCTGCGTTTGAATACTGGCAAAGCACTGGAAAGTTTAACTTTAACTGATAAAGATCAACCCCTTAACTGGGGTTGTTTTTTTGACAGTGCAGTCAACCTCCTGTAATATAGTCAGGGAGATAAAAATATGACAATAGATTTAAACCGTTATCAAGATTTCGTAGCTGCTGTTACCAGTGAGCCCAGTAACAACCTGCAGGCTCTTATTGCCCGATTGCAAGCTCTTGTTGTTGCAGAGCCTCGTTTCAATCCCAGCCTGTTGCTTACTGCGACTGTGGGCATGGCAAGTGAAGGTGGCGAAATGGCAGAAATCGTGAAAAAGGTAGTATGGCAGGGTAAACCCTGGAATGACGACGTGAAGTTTCACTTGCAGAGGGAATTAGGTGATGTAATTTGGTATTGGGTCAACGCCTGCCGGGCATTGAACATTGATCCCAATGAAGTTATTGCGGAAAATGTGCGCAAACTGGAAAACCGCTATCCTGGCGGAAGCTTTGATGTGCATTATAGCGAAAATCGGGAATCAGGGGATTTATAACCCCCTAGTTCCATCGGGCTACAAGCAGGTTGACAAATTTATCATAACCTATAGAGTCTCAGTATGAACACATATGATGTTACTTTGACCGACCGTGCTCGTGCATTTGCATGGGGAGCCCACAGTGGTATTGGACAAGTCCGAAAGTATTCGGGCCAACCCTACGCTGTGCATTGTGCAGATGTAGTGCGGATCATGCTGGAGTTTTCAGAAACACCAGTTACCAATGTGCAAATTGCCGCTGCATGGCTTCACGATGTAGTGGAAGACACACAAGTCAGCCTTGATACCGTTAGCTTGGAGTTTGGTACAGAAGTTGCACAACTGGTAAGCGATTTGACTGATGTCAGTCGTCCCACAGATGGTAACCGTCGTGTTCGCAAGCAAATTGACCTGGAGCATTCAGCACAAGCTTGTGCTGCCAGTCAAACGGTCAAGCTAGCTGATCTCATCAGCAATGCCCCGTCAATCGTGGATCATGATCCAGGATTTGCCAGGGTTTGGCTGCGAGAAAAAGCTGCCTTGCTTGACGTGTTGGTCAAAGGCGATGCGGGCTTGATGAGACGAGCTCGGGCCGTGCTTGCAGAGTGCAAGCTCAAGTTAGAAAATCAAGGTTGACAAATCACAAACTTCAGCTAAATTACCTAGACAACCTGGGAGTGTAGCATGAAACGCAAGATTATTTCAACCAAGGCTGCGCCCAAAGCACGTCGCAGGAGCATTGAGCTGTTTGCACATGACAGCCCATTCCGACCTCGCGTTGTGCCCAACGAGCGTGGATCTTACCGTCGTCAAGCCAAGCATCGCAAAAGCCATGCTTGGCTTGATTCTTCTATTCTCGCACATGCATAAAAAATATCGAAATCGTTGGATTGTTTGTTTCAATCGTGACTGTGAACGCAAGATTGTTCGCAGCTTTGTGCTGAAATACGATGCCCGACAGGCAGTTTTGCGTTACAAGCAGGTTGAGCCGCAGGGCAGTGCTTATATCGTGGACAGCCGCAACACCCAGGTTATGAAAACACTGGGGCTCATGTAATGTTGGTGGCACCAACAGCTTGCTGGAACTCCTAACACAATTTTTTGGTTGACAAACTTCGCAGACATGCTATCATGCGCCTAGATAAAGGAGCCCAGCATGCAAGCTGACAGCGAGCGTCGTGTTATTGCTAGCAATTTCAGTCCCCACGCTGGCTGGGCTGTTCGAGATGTAGCCCAACGTAACGCTGCTGCCCTTGCGGCTCACGGGGATTTTTTCCAAAATCCCCAGCACCAGCGTCGCGTTAACGCTGTGTTGCAAATTGTCAATCAATTTTTCACGGTTAAACGTGATGTTTATGTGAATCACAGGACCGGGCAAGGGCGCCCGTTTACAGTTGTCAAGGTCAGCGGGCCTGCGTGGCCGCGCATGAGCGCAGCTCGTGTAACAGAAAGTTACCGTCAGCCCCTGCAAGAGCTGGAAGTTGAGATTGTTTTCAGCAAGGCAACCAACAGCTATCTCTACCGCATCTATTGATATCAATAGGTTAGCAAAGGCTCCTAGTCCAACAAAATCAATAGGTTAAGGTCAAAAAGCCTCTGTCGTGCGGTTCAAGGGCTTGGGATGCTATCCCTGTAGCTGAATTTTTTTGGACACGCTGTATTTTTTGGTTGACAGAGCCTGCAAACGTGCTATAATGCCCACATAGACAACAAGGAACACCACCCATGCGAGTTTTTTGTGTTAATGCTGTGACCTATGCGGATGCGCTGCACCGGGTTGTGGTTCTCAATGGTCCGCTCACCAGCAACTACAGTGTGAGCCTACTGAACAATGGCCGCTGGCTGATCACATACGGACGGGAATAAAGCATGGCCCGCTATCACCTGTTCAAGGGCACTCGAGGGTATGATGGGCATGCCTATAGAGGGCCCAGCAGTGGCGGCGAGGTGGCAGAAGCCTCCACACTGGAGGAGGCCCAGGCTTGGCGCACTCGGCTGATGCAGGCCAACCCGGGTGTAGGCTGGGGTATCCACGACACTGAGCGAGGCGAAAATGTTCCTTTCAACCCAGAAAAAAGTGGTTGACACCCTCTGCAAACGTGCTATAGTGCAGGGGTAGACAGCGGAGACAGTGTGCGATGCGGCTGACCCGAGAGATTGACGAGCTGTATCCCAACGTGCCGGACCACTTTCTTGAGCTTTATTTTCGAAGCTGGAGCGGCTACGAAGAGTATGGGCACATGGCGATTGTGCAGCACACTGACACCAATCAGCTGTACGTTCAGCGTTGGAACTACAGTGTGATGGCCGAGGACAACACCATGCAGTGGGATCCTTGGGAGGTAACGGAACCAGAGGCCATCCAGGAAATGCTGGAGTGGGACCAAGAGCTTGACGAGCACGACGCTGGTTTCCAGGGTTGGTGACGGTTGACTTGAATACCAGATTGGGTTATAAGATGACAGTGAACAAGGAAGACAGGACCAGGACATGAACTTCTATCTTTGGCTAGGATTCTTTTGCCTTTGGCTCGGGGGTATTTTCATCGGCATTGGCATTGGCCTTAGTATGTAAAAGCAGTTTGGGATCGGATCACTAGATAAAATCTTCAACCCTGCTATAATGCCCACATGAACAGAAAAGTTCGGAGCACTGAGATGAGCACCACCAAAGAAACTGCTGCTCAGCGTCGCAAGCGTGAGCGTGAAGAACTCAACCGCGCTCAGCAGGAGCGTGAGCAGAAGTTTGAGGCGGAGAAATCAACTCGTCTCCTGCATGCACTAGCTCGTGCTCATGATCTGAAGATAGATGCGCAAATGTTTTACCGCTATGACAATGTGCTCTACTACGACTTCGACTTCAGCAGGATCGGTCTACCCAACATCTTGGACACGTTTTGCGACACAGTGGCTGAACTCAGCGAGTGGATGATGGACAGCATCGAGAACCAGCTCAAGCTTGTTGAAGAATCTCGTGATCGTAGCAAGCGGTTGGCAAATCTCAAGAAAGAAGTGCTGGCTCGCCTCACTGATGAGGAACGTGAGGCGCTGGGACTGAACTAAACACAAAGGAACAAGAACATGGACGCAAAAACCCTTAACGAATATTTTCGAGCACCTGGGCTAGCCACCTCAGCCACAACCATGGAGGTGAGTCAGTTTCTTGCCGAGTTCAACAGCATGCTGGTGATCTACCGAGAGGCACTCGGAGAACCTGTAGGCTACAGTGTGGAAAGTTACATGGAAAAGGTGGATTGGTATCTCAAGAACGGAGACTGGGGCTGACCTGAACACAACGGAAACTAGCGATGAGCATTCTGAATTCTGCACTGAAAGCAACGTGGAAGAGTTTTTCACTAACCTAGGAATGTAGACCTATGAAAAACTATATGATCCGGGATGATCAGGTGCTGGTGGGCGATTTTGATCATGAAGGCTACTGGCGTGAAGTTCGCGACGAGGAACGTGAGGCACTAGGCGTTTGATTGCCGGTTGACGGGTGTTCAAAACCTGCCGTCCAGACTGCGTAAATCTCTTGACAACATACTTAAACAGTGCTAGTGTAGGCACATAACACAAAGGAATATCAAGATGTTCAATACCGATCACATGTGGACTGACCTGGCTCAAAACGGTCGCACCAATGTTGAGGTGCTGTCGCCCACTGGCAATGAGCTTCGTGAGCAGCTTCAGATGGAAGCTGATGCTGAAGGTGTTCGCCTGCGCATGGACCTCAAGCCCAACAAGATGGGCAGCTACACTGCCTATGTGTATCTGCGCAAGAACTGACACCAAATACCTTCCTAGATCAAAGGGCAGGCCATGGGTATGATGAGAAACTTTCTCCTAGTGCTGTTTGCCATTGTTTTTGTGGTCAACTTTACCCTGTTTGGGGCATGCGTGCTGAGTGGTGACACTGGCAGCATGGCCTGCTGGCTGATCTCCGACCGTGTGGAAGTTGGCATTCGGCAGCGATAGGGATATACACAGTGAACACAGTCCAAGATTATCATGGCAGTCCTGGCGAAAACATCCAGAAAAGTGCCCGAGAGTGTATTCTGCTCAGTGCAGCTCGAGGTTGCACGGTGCGCTTGAACTTCAATGAGATCCAGCTGCTGATTGACGGTAGCATGAGTGTTGAGCAAGTGCTAGAGGCATATGACCAAGCTTGGGCAGATCGTTCTGCTAGGTATTGGGCCAGCCAAGAAGGACAGCAGGCTCTTCAGGAACTGGAAGATATCAAAGCTAGTCATCAAAGCCGACATGACAAGCTCATGGCTGAACTGTGGGACGTGGCAAGTGACGAGAGCAAGCTGATGGATTGGCTCTACGATTTCAGCGACGCTGCTGACCATGTGGGAGTAGAGGGCAAAGACTTTCAGCGAGTCAGCAGTGTGCTCGAGCTGCACGGGTATGTGGAAAATGACTGTGTGGGCTGGGTCAAGTGCCAGTTTGAAAATCCCAGAATCATGGCTCGCTATATTGTAGGGCAGGCTCTCAACTGCATGAGGGGCATGAACATGGGACCTCATCCCATGACACAAAGCTTTGTGGACAAATACCATGCGCTGAAAAACTCGTCAACAGCAGATACGGCGCTGCTAAAAATAGAGACTGGGAATGGAGAATAACATGAGCAAGCTGGTTCCCGTTGCCCGACACAATCCCACTGTGTTTGTTCGTAGTGATCTTGTGGCGAGTATGGAGATTGTGGACTATGACTCACATGCAGAACTGAGGATTTTTCTCACCCTTGGCACATGTGTAAGTGAGCGGTTTAACTCTGTCTCTGGGGCTTCTGAAGCCGCGGTGCGCATCTGCAATGTGTGCAATGAGGCCAAGTGATGACTCCTTTTGAACCATCCACTGAATGGACAGTGGTCTCACCAGGTGTGATTGAGCTGCCTACTACTGGTATCACAATCCTACTCATGTCCAACTGGAGCACAGCTCATCGCTAT